TGATGGTTCGCTTGCTATCGATCGTTGTAACTTTCGCCATCTGCCGAAGCACCGAGGATTGGAACATCTTCGTAACGATGCGGCGTTCCATATCCGTTGGAACTGGTGCAGCGGTTGTGCCGTTCGTGAGCACACGCATTTCCTGTGCGTCACCGCGAACGAGTGCGTTCAGCCAACGCTTGGAATACTCCTCACTCGCAATGTCTGCAGTGCTTCGCTGCGCAATCTTCCCCTGGTACTGCGGCGCGTTCTCCAGTGCCTTGATTCGATCCTGCGCAGCGCGAAGCGCAGCGCGATCCTGCGCAGCGGATTCGATCGCAGAAAGATCAGCATCCATGCGCGCGAATTTCTCGCGCTCTTCGCCGTGTCCGCGCGTGTCGACATGTTGCGAATCGCGACCACTCGCGTCGATTCGTGCGAGTTCCTTACGGTAAGCGTGCGCGAGATTTCCGAGTTCGTTCAACTGTTCCATAGATTCATTCTCCGAATGTGAAGTTCAAGCCGTGCGGCGACGGCATCGGTAAGTGCCGCGTTGACGCAACGCAGGCTTGATGAGGTAAGGTCATACGCCGGGTCTTGAACGAGGCTGATTTCCACAAGCCTTGCCTGCTCGACCATGCGTTCGGTACGTTTCTCGTTCCACTTGTCTTTAACGACGTAGAAACCGAAACTCATTTCGCCGGTGAGGTCGCCACGTTCAAGCAGCGTTCGAACGTCGTTACCTAGCGTGGTTTCAGGAAGCGTAGCGGTGTAGTGGAGTCCGTCAGCGCGCGAATCGAGCGTGAGCGTGCCCGACTTCGTGCGCGCGAGCGGCATCGATTGATCGTGGTTGTAGTAGAGCTTCACGTCGCCGGATGCCGACGAACCAAACGCACCGGGCGCGATGCGCTCGACGAAAGTCCGGCCAAGTTCGGTGATCGGTTTCGATGGTGAATCAAACACCACCGCGCGGCCAGTGAGCGTGCGGCCGTTCATCGTCGGTGACGATGTGAAGTCACGACGTGAAATCATTGATGGTTCCTCCTGAGGTGTCATCACCAAGGTTTGTTTGGCCACCACCCGTACCCATGTTGAGTGCGAGGATGACATCATCCAGTCCCTGAATCGGTGGCATGTCGAGCCGCGCGCGCGCTTCGTTTCGCGTGATGATTCCCGCCTCTACACCAGTGCGCAGCGCGGCCATCTGCTCTGCGAGCGAGGGACGAATCAAGAAGTCAACGTCGAACAACACTGAGTCAAACGGCGTTGCGAGTTTCAGTTTGAGTTCGTTCTCCCAAGCAGCCAACCAATGGCTGATGCAGCCATCGAGGTACGCGCGGCCCGACCACTCAAGACTTCCATAAGCGTTGTTGCTCGTCTCACCGAGCATGTGCGCGGGCACACCAAACAACCGCGATACGTCTTCGATGCTGTACTGCCGAGCTTCCGCGATGCCTGCATCATCGAGCGTGCTGCTGACTTTCTCGATGCGCATACCTTCAGCGAGCACCAGCGGTTTGCCTGCGTTGGTGCTTCCGCTGTGGTGCGCGAGGTATTTATCTGTAATCGATTGACGCGCTGCTTCGCTGAGCGGCCCTGGATGGACGAACGCTAGTTTCGGATTTCCCGCGTTCTTCATCGATTCGAGCTGCGCTTGCTCTTGGCTCGCCATGATCGTGAGCGCAGTACGGCACAATCGAACGGGCGATTCACCCCACAGGCCATCCAACCCAATCCCGCGAATGTGCAACATCGATGATGCAGGAACGTCGCCATACGCGCGCGTCTTGTAGAACGGCACCGCCTGCGAAACATCTAGCGAAACGCTATCGATTTCGAGCGGCATTAGTTCCAGCAGCTCGCCACCAACGGTGCGGTTGATCAAGGCGAACGAGTTGCCGTACAGCAGAGCCTGCAGCGTCATGCTGCGTCGGAATTCGTACGCGCTCTGGTAGCGGTTGGGATTCCGAAATAGCACATCGGCTGCGCCATCTGAAATCTCAGCGCGCGCGCGCGCGCAGTCATTCGCAATAAGTGAAGCAGCGCGAAAGACTGGTGTGTACTGCAGCGCGGTCAGCGGAGAAATGACGGGCATCAGCCCGTTGGGAGTATTGGAGAACCACCACGCAGCCTGCTGCGTTGGCCAGTGCCCGATCATTCGCTGTAGCAAACCCTTGAGCATGGCAGCAAACTAAATTGCTGCATCTTGTCAAGTCGGTTCTAAACTTCGGATTCATAGCAGGACGCACGTTTCCCACCCCAAACATGCAGCGCGATGATTCCCGCTACCAGTGGATCGAGGATAGAACTGGTGCGCGACTTGATCGGTCGGACGTTCCCGTTCACGTCGGCGCGCGCGTGGGCTTCGGCGCACGATCGACGCATCACTGGATCGTCACCGATCACCAGTCGGTTGCCTGCCCACAAATTCTGCCACAACTGGCAGCCGGGGCCGAATGTGCTAATCCCCATCTTGTAAGTCATCAGCGGCAGACCATCAGCAATCAACTGCTCTGCGAGGTATTTCGATCCCCACGCGTCATACCCGATGATCTTGATATCGAATTCTTCCCGTAGCTGAAGCAGCCGTTGGCGGATGGATTCGTAGTCTATTTCGCGACCTGGTGTAAGCGTCAGTTTCCGCTCCTGTGCCCATTGTCGAACGGGCATTCTGTAGTCCAATTCGCGTTGTGCAACGTCGGCAGACGGCCACCAGTAATGGCCCTGAATAGCCACCTTGCCATCCTCTAGCGGCACCGCAACAACAAGCGCGGACATATCGAAAGACTTCGATAGATCAAGCCCGAGATACGCGCTGCGGCCTCGAAGCTCCGACCAGTCGATGACTTTATTTCCGGGCCAAACCGACATATCCAACCAACCACCGGTGTTCTCATCCATGCGCGCGCAGTGGTATCGAACGAATTCAGCGCGCCCCATAGGGCTGCGTTTCATCGTGTTCCACGAACGTCTGAGCGAAACCACGTCGGGTTGGCTGTAACTGATTCCGGGATTCGCCTTGCCCCACGATCCTTCATCAGATGGAGAGTCTGCGGCATCGATGCCGTACAGCATCGGGAAGATGGTGTCGTCAACAATCTCGCCGGTGAGGATCGCCTCAGATTGTTTCACCAATTCCGAGTAGTGGTTCTCAGGGTTGCTACCCGGCGTTGAGATAATCACACCCAAACTCTCACGACGTTTCGCACCAGTGGTGAGCAACTTCGTGAGAAACCTCCCTTTGAATTCTGCAGCCTCGTCCGCAATCCACAGCGACGGGTTCAAACCATCCAGGCTGCGTTCGAGCGCGGGGAGCGCGGTCATTTCGCAGTCGGCGGATGGTCGCGAAATCTTCACCATGCGCACCTGAAGATCTGTATCGGTGCGCTTGCGCGCCATCGATCGCGCGGTATCAAGACAGATCTCTGCTTGATCCTCATTGTTCGCGATGACGTGTACGCGTCGGCCGTCCGACTGCAGCAGATCCCACAGCGAGAGGCCCGCCATCATCGTGGTCTTGCCGTTGCCGCGCGCAACCTGAATTAGTGCAAGTCGAAACCTTCGACGGCCATCGGGAACTTTCCAACCGACGAGATTCCCGACGATGAACTGTTGCCATGGGTAAAGCGTGAACGCGCGGCCGGTGTCTTCCCCCACCAGGCTGAGTTTCGCGAAATGATCCACCGCCTGCTGCGCAGCCTCCCAATCCATCGTGATGTCGGCACGCTCGCAGTCCGATTGAAACCGTTTCGCTGCTGCGTAGATCCATCTCCCGGCGGGAATCCTTCCGGCAAGGATGTCGGCTGCATAGTTTCGGATGATGGTTTCGGTTTCAGTCACTCTTTACAAAGGCTCGAAAAAACGGTCAGGCAACGTCCAAATGACGATTATCGCAAGAAAACCCCCCGTAGCGCGCTCAGAATGCGCTATTTTTCGGACGGTGCGTAAGGTGGCACGTCGAAGGTACCCCCTTTGAGGCTTACCCCCCCCCCCAGGTGGATAACTTGTGGACATCTTACGCGATGCCGTGTCGTCGATCATGGCAG